CAAATAATTTTTAAATTTATAAATGGGGATAATTATTTTATAATTTCATTAAATGGTACAACTGTTTCATATAGATTTAAATATAATGCAACAACAGAAACTAATCTTACAACACAAACATTGAGTGCTCAAACAAGCGGTGGACTAACTGTGTACAACTTTTTAATTGGTATTGACATAGATAAATTTTCAGATACATATAATAAAAACTTAAAAAGATTTTTTTCAAATCCATCTAACATTAAGTTTTATTGTTGTGGAGATAATGATTTATCTGTAGACAAAACATTAATCACTAACCAAACACCAAGAATAAAATTTTTAACAAAAGAAAATTTAGCAAAAAGGTCACTATTGATAGATTCAAATGGAATGTTTGTATATCCTTCTGTAATTACCTCTGGTGGAAGTTCTACGTCAGAACATTGGCAAGACCAATTATATGGTTCGTATGAGGTAGTTGTTTATAATCAAAATGGCATTTCTTTAGGAAGCGAGAAAAAACCTGCATTAAATACTTATGCATCTTGGAAACATAGAGTTTCCTTATCTACGCTTTCTCAAAATAAAAATAATTCATTGTCAACATTGGTTCCAACATTAGATTTTATTCAATTTAATATCGACTATCCTACCCCAATTTTTTATAATGGTCAATATTTTAGTACGCAATATTTTCTTCCAGTAAAAGCATATATAACTTTTCAATATTCTTCAAATAAAGAATATGTAAGTGATAGTTCATATACAGTAAACTCAATTGCATTACCAGGATGGGGAGTTGCACCAAGCACCAAAAGAACAATTATTCCAGACTCATCTTGGGAAACAAGCAAGTATCAAGTATATGACGATTTTGCAATATATTTTCCACCAGGAATTGATTACAATCTTTTAGACATGGTAATTCATTTAGATTTTAGTGTTCAAGATGCAACATATAGACAAATAGAATTAAACTATATACAACTTTCTCCAGTGTCACTAGATGCAATTTCTCCAACAAGAATTAAAACTAAATATGGTCAAGACATAATTCCTTATACATACACACTTGATGGTTCTGGGAATCAAACAAACATTAACTATAAAAATAAAAATCCTTTTATTATCAATAAAGTTAGTCAACCTTTGCTGAATATGTCTAGGCAATCTGGAATTAGATTGGTTGGAAATTTTGATGCAGCATCTAATGGATTTTATAGAGCATTAAAAATTCCACTAAATGAAAATTTATCGCCATCATATAATATTACTGGAATTCAGACATTCGTATACTATGAAGGTCTTGGAGATGGCTACAATACTCCAACACCATTTTCTGGAACTACCCCAGTAAAAATATTTGAGTTAAAATCTAAATATAAAACACATACGTTTTATCTTTCATCTACAGATTATGTTCCACCATCCACTACAGGAACTGACACAGTAAGCGGAAAAATCTATGCAGTTTCTAGCAATGGGATAGTTGATGAAAATATTAAATATTATATAAATGGAGTACAAACAAGTACCCCAACAATTAATAATAATGAATGGGCTGTTCTTGGCATAGTCTTTACAGACACACTAGAGTTTGACTCATATTCTGGATATTTCAATATAGTTGGTCCTGTATCTATAGATAACTTATCATATTATCAAACAAATAATTTTGGATTAACACAGTATCTAATAAATAGAACTTGGAACCATGTTTTACATCCATATACGCCAGCATTATCATCATATTCTTGGTCATATTGGAATCAAATAACCTGGAATGATTTATTGACAGAGCCAAATCCACAAAAAGAAATAGTTAATTTGCCAGATATTTACAATATTTATACAAATACAAATAAACTAACATCGGATACGGACGATTTAAGAAAATTAAGCATTTATGATGAAAAACATGTCTATTATCAAAAAGCAGAAGTTCAAACTTTTATTGTTAATCCCACATAATATGGTATACTAGTGGTTATGAATATAGACACTAACAAAGATATTGGTCAAGTCATGCCCAACCAAATTGGCAAAACAAAAATTTCTGTTATAGAGGAACCATTCTCAGACTATGGTATTTACGTTTGGCAGTTGCGTTCTGGTAAGGTTTTGACAGATGACCATGGAAATGCCCTAAGCATTGATTCAATGCGTGGAGATGAGTCAAGAATTACACTACTTCGTAACGAGGCAAGATGGCTAGGATTCCCTGACGGTCAGGCTTTGTTCTATGCAAATGTTCGCAAGGTATCAGATGAAGAATACAGTGAGCAGATTGACCGCATGGCTCAAGGATTCATTCCATCTGAAACAGACCTTGGTGCTTTAGTAGATGCCAAAAAGACGTTAGACCTATATGGACGTGATGATTAGTGAGTTATTATGAATATGCTAATACCCCTGCTCGTCTAGATGAGGCACAAGTAGTTAAAAATGAGTTTGCAGACTTAGACCCTTTTATTAAGTCGTGGGACGACATTAAATCATTTGGTGGTATGCAAACTAATTTTAAGCGTAGAAGTGCAAGAATGTCGAAGGCTCTTGGAGACGATGCATACTTAGAATCTGCTGGTGCAATTCAAATGGGTATTGGGGAAGCACGTTCAAATGCCATTAATCCTGGTGTGGTATTCCGTAATGCATATGCATTATTTGATGTTATTACGCCACCATACAACCTATACGAACTAGCAAGTTACTATGATACATCATTTGCTAACCACGCCGCTATCGATGCTAAGGTTGAAAATACCGTTGGTCTTGGCTACGACTTTATCGTTTCTGACAAGACTAGCCTTAAATTAGAGGCAGCGACAGCAGACCAAATGGCTCGTGCTCGCAAACGTATTGAAAGACTTAAGATTCAACTCAAGGATTGGCTAGAAAGTCTAAATCAAGATGAATCATTCTCATCTGTTCTTGAAAAGGTATTTACAGATGTTCACACAATGGGTAACGGATACATTGAAGTTGGTAGAACAATTACAGGAGAGATTGGCTATATTGGTCATATTCCTGCAGCAACGATGCGTGTACGCAGACTCCGTGACGGATATGTTCAAATTATTGCTAACAAAGTTGTTTATTTCCGTAACTTTGGTGCAAAGAATGTTAACTATATTACTGATGACCAACGTCCAAATGAGATTATTCATATCAAGGAATATTCTCCACTAAACACTTTCTATGGTGTTCCAGATGTTATTGCTGCTATGCCAGCATTGCTTGGAGATGCTCTAGCCACACAATACAACATAGATTATTTCAATAATAAGGCTGTTCCTCGTTACATTGTTACTCTAAAGGGTGCTCAACTTACACAAGAAGCAGAAGACAAGTTATTCCGTTTCCTACAGACTGGTCTAAAAGGTCAATCACACCGTACACTTTACATTCCACTTCCAGGAGATACCGAAAATAATAAGGTCGAATTTAAAATGGAGCCTATTGAGGCTGGTGTTCAGGAGGGTTCTTTCACAAAGTATCGTGAGCAGAACCGTGACGATATCCTAGTTGCTCATCAAGTTCCATTGTCAAAATTAGGCGGTAGTAGTTCTTCATCAATTGCAGACTCACTAGCACAAGACCGTACATTTAAAGAACAGGTTGCTAGACCTGCACAACGTAATCTTGAAAAGATTCTTAACAAGATTATTCGTGAAAAGACAGATATTCTAGAATTTAAGTTTAACGAACTTACTCTTACTGATGAATTGGCTCAGTCACAGATTCTTACTAACTATGTTAAGAACCAGATTATGGTTCCTAATGAGGCTCGTGAATTACTTAACTTGCCAGAACGTGAAGAAAGCGATTCTATGATTCAGCCTACTGCTCGTCAAGCAACTGACGCTGCTGCAAATAATGCTGGTAATAGAACTCGTGATGCAGAACGTCAACAGGCTCAAGCAGATAATACTGCAACCACCGCAGGTAGAAATCCTAAAGGCGAAGGGAGACGCTCTTCCTAAAAAAGTGGTATAATAACAATTACATAACACTTTCATAAAAAGGGGCTATAATTAAT